GACTGGTGTGTTTGGTATGCGTTTTACGCTCAACATAACCGTAAGATGTTCACCTACTCCCTTCGCTCAGGGAATTAGTGTTTTGTCCTTTCAATATGGGGCTGATCCGACGGCTACATATACTTTTGACAGGACATCGTTTCCCTTTTCTTGTACGCAGACACCCCACGTGCGGTTGAATTTTGAGGAAACAAATGAAGTGACATTGTCAGTTCCGTTTTTATACCCGTTTGACTATTTTCCACTGCGGGACGGATCATCTGGTGCCATTCCTTATGGGCTGTTTTCGCTCACGAACATCACTCCCGTACCTATAGCACCTAGTACAGCTGCAATTCCGTACAGGGTTTATGTTAGTTTGACAGATTTGGAGCTTATTGGGTCTACTTCTTGGGTTGACAATACCGTGCTGTTAAATAGTGGGATCACTAATGATGTACAATCAGTAGTAACCCGGGTTAAGCAAGCCCACACGGTGGCTAAGAAGACTGCACGAGGTCTAGCAAAGGCTGATCAGGAGCTGCGAAAATCGAAGGTCATATCTTCCACACTGGGAACAGTGGGCAAGGGATTGAATTTCATTTCGCGAGTTCCAATCATAGGCAGTTTTGCTGGGACACCAGCATGGTTGGCTAACACACTTGCCGGAACCGCAGCTGCGTTTGGTTATGCAGCCCCAGCCATAGAGGAGGCAGTCCAATTGAAACTGGACAGGCACACCCTTGATCCTGCCCATATAGATGTCCCTATTGCTGCTAGTAAACTGTCACCCTTTCAATCTAATAAACTTGAAGTGAGTGAAGTGTTAGGTGCTTGTGATGAAGATGCAATGGCATTTTCATACGTTTTGCCTAAACCATCACAGATATACTTGGGAACAATGAGCACCGGGCAAGCCGCAAACGCCTTGCTATATGGTACTAAGATCTCCCCGTATAGTTGGTGGTACAGGTCTACCGGCAGTGGAAACCTCCCTGTGCCTGTCAGTTCAACAGCAACAACGAATTGTATATACCCCAGCACTATAATGTACTTGGCAGATCATTTCAGATATTGGCGTGGGGGAGTGAGGTTTCATTTAACTTTTGCAAAGACCCAGTTTCATGCAGGACAAATTCTTGTCACATATATACCTTATGCTGAAACTGCTGGTACGTTAGGTATAAACAATGTGGCACGCATTCCTGAGTCCCCAGGTGGCCTCACTCAAGTCAATCAGTTCTCTATGATAATTGATTTACGCAGTGGGTGCAATTTCGAATTTGACGTACCTTTCATTTTTCCCACCCCTTATGCGAGTGTTAATGATTCGATTGGTGCACTCAGCATGGTAGTCTTGAATCCACTTGTAGCTTCAAGTACGCAAGCCTCTTCCACTATCAATTTTGTTGTTGAGGTTTCAGCAAAACCAGATTTTGAATTTGCTGTGACTACCGCTCCGAGTATGTGTACTATTAACACTACTGTTGGTGAAGCATTTCTTGAATCTGGAGTAGAGGTTTTGGGGAATTCAAATCTCTCTGAGCAGTTGTTTCCAACTGCAACTATTGAGCCATCTGCCAGTATTATAGGTGAGAAATTCAATAGTTTGAAGCAGTTGGCCATGATTCCAGCTTGGTTTAGTAATGAGCAAGTCAATTTGACTATTGCGAATTATACTATACCGAACTGGTCTTATAGGCCCTCGTGGACATTGGCCACTCCAATGTCTACCACTGCTCAGAATCATTTAGCTGCAACCCATCCAGGCAAAGTTGCATCCATGTACGTCTTCTCTAATGGTGGTACTCGTTTCACAGTCCAACCACAAGATCCAAGTGGGAACCAATGTGGTACGGTATACAGCACTCGCCCCACGGCAGGGAATCAGGACACGGGCCTGTTCAGTGGTTTTGCCAATATTCGTAATAAACGTTTGTTTGCTAATGCTTCTTTTTTAGTTTCTAGTACTGGTCCTACAGTGGTTGACGTACCGTGGTATACAAAAGTAATGCGCGTGAATCATGATTATTATAATAATTTTTTCGGTCCTCGAAATTTCGCTGGTACTAACGCTGTCGTCACGCACACTACGCTGCAGGGTGAAAGTCTTTCTGTTGCCTCCACACGAAATTTGTCTGGTGGTACTCGGACGTTTCACTATGCTTATGCGGCTGCTGAGGATGCAACTGCAGCTTGTTTTGTTGGTCCATGCCCAGTTATTTTGTTCAACTCACTTTCCTCTGTGAACCCTAATCAGAGTGTGATCTATAACGAC